TATTTCCAAAACCATCTTCCCAACTTCCTGTTGAAGTTGAACTTGGTAAATAAACTGATTCAGCACTTGCACTATCAAATGTTAAAGCTTTGAAATATGCAGAAGATGTTGTATAAACAGCAGTTCCTGAATGAGTTCCATCATTAAATGACCTAAAACCCCTATCTACAAGATTTCCATTCAATGACCAATAACCAACTAAATTATCATTATCATACATAAACTCTGTTGTTGATTGGTCTAATGAAGATAAACTTGATGAATCCGCGTTATCATATAAATTTCCATGACCATCATCATATATTGTAATTAGGTTTCCAGTGGATTTATCTGTAAGTTTAACTGAACCTGGTTTTATCTTTTCACCATATACCAATTGTGGTGTTAATATCCAAGTGAGATTTTTACCATCTAAATTTGTAAAACATTTATCTGAATTAGAACCAAATGTATGATATGGGTCTCCAGCTCTCTGACCATTACCTATTATAGTAGGATTCATACCAGAGCCTGTGTTAGGGCTTCCTCCATAATATAAATGTCTTATCTCTCTATAAACAGTATCTTTAGTAGCTTTCATTTCATTAGTAGAACCAGTTGTAGCTGCTAAATCTGTTTTATTATTTAACTCACCCTTGAAAACATTTATATCTCTTTCATTAATAGACGCTTCATCAAACTTCCAAGTCTTATGAGCCTTGTATGGAAGAACTTGATAATCTCCGTCTTTTAATTTTTTAAATGCCCCTAAATTAGATGCCATATTCTATACTCCATAAATAAAAATTCCCTTCCTATATAAATATACAAAAAGGGAATTTATACTTTTTTATTATCGTTATGTTAATTAGAAGTCTAATTTAACCTTGATAACTGCCTCTTTTGAGAATGATTTTAATAGTGGTTTACTTAATTTAGCAACAGCTAATAACTCATTATTCTCATTATAAAGACCCACAGTTGTAATATATACTTTTGGATCCTTATAGAATGAAGCGTTAGTAAACGAACCATCAGATGCTGTAAAGAATGTTGGATTATTACTAAAGTTATAATCTTTATTCTGTATTCTACAGAAATAATGTGTTGATGTTACTTCCTCTTCACTTCTAGCTCTAAAGAATGAACCAGATACCATAGCTGTTCTAAATGCAAGTAAGTTATCTGATGGTGTATCTACATCACCAGAACCACTTGTTCTTGTTGGAACTAATCCAACAGAAGTAGATACAGCATTTGGGTCTAATACCATAATACCCAAATCAGGATAAACTAAACCATATTTAGTCGAACCAGTTGGAACAGCGAATTTCGGATCATCATCTGGAAGTTCAATTGTTCCACTCATAATATTATAAACTCTACCACCTTGAACAGGAGCATCTACTGAACCATAAGGATTCATCCCTTGTAGTGAATCATCAATAAGTCTTAATTGACCATTTGAACCACTCAATCTTATCTCCCAGTTACCTGGATCAAGTTTTTCTTTAATTCTTGCTCTATTAATATTAACAACCCAAATATCATCTGTATCAGTTCCACCGATTGAAAATTTAGCATCCGATGGGTCTAATAATAATGCTTTATATTGAGCGTATATAGCTCTTGTTGGATATTGTAGAGCGTAACTTGTATTTGAATTATGATTGTAAGCACCACCACCAGTCTTATGACCATAAGCGATAGCAAAGTTTGGATCCGCTGAACCTGAATGAACACTTGCAGGATCTTCATCATAAATATTTAGATAATAAGGAAATGTAGAAGATGTTGTTAATCCTACAGCCGAATTAGTATTTATATAGAAATTTGTAAGTGTAGCAGCATTACCACTTGTTCCTATTTTTGTCCATAAAGGTTTTGATACTTTATGCTTTACATTACTTACGATATCAGATAGTGGATTAAATTCAGTAAAAGTTCGAACTGGTAAGCCAGATAATCCAGCTTGTGCTTCGAAGGTTTCTACTAACGGGTTTGATATCGCATTTACAATTGCGGATACTTCACCCAAATCCAACACACCCTGCTGCGCGAGTTCGGTAAGGCCTTCACCGATTATTTGTTGTATTTGATCTTTTGAAATAGCCATTTAGTCTTCTCCCTATTATATTATGTTACTGTTAAAACTGTTTTCTTAATTGTTACATCAATTGTGGTTGTTCCACCAGTTTCGTTACCAACAACTGTTAATTTAGTTTTTAAATCAGAATTAGGTTGTGATTTCGATGTTAATTGAAATTTAAGACCTACAGCACTTATACTTTGCTTTTGGTCATCATCACTTAAAAATGTTGGGATAGTTGCTCCAGTAAAGCCGGGCGCTGGTTCAAGAACATCAAGAACAGCAGCATCCGAATCGTGTAGAATAACTGTATATCCCAAAGTATCATTACTTAATCCACCTGTTGTTTGTGGTTCAAATGGGATAGTATCACCAGGATTTGTAAATGAAAATGGACCACCTACGATAGTTACCATTGGCATTTTCGCAGTTGATTTAGGTAATGTTACAAGTTTATATCTCATTATTTGAGTTTCATCTGGATTAGCTTCTATCATAGGTAGGTTATCAATTGCCTCCCCATAATAATCAGTTCCTTTCGGATGAGCTGGATTCCAAAGTAGATAATCTACTTCATCATCAGCTAATGCAAATTGTGTAATTTTGAATTGATCTTCGCCTTTAGCAAGTAGTTCTCTACCTTTTTTAGTAAGAATAGCGTCTACTACTATCTGCGTATTATTTAAATATCCCATTTTAATTTCTCCATTTGTCTAAAAATAAATATCATTAAATTTTATTTTCGTATAAAACATTCTATAAACATCTATAGTGATTCATATATAAATATTTAGTTTCTAAATTTTTTGACTTTTATTTTTCATTTTACCATTTTAAACACCTAATTTGTATCAATATTAGTATCTTGTTCAGGTGTTGTTACTATTAATTGTGTTGGTGTTGTTTCTGTTACCTTAATAACAGGTCCACCATCTGAAGTTTCTTTACTATCAGATAAATCTAACCACTGCACTGGTGTAATACCAATTTTTCCTCCACCATGAGCCCAACCACTACCAAACAATGTTTGATTCTCTTGTAGTGGATTATCAGTATCTCTATGTTGATATTGTTCACCTCTATCATCAATCTTTGTTTCATATGGACCACATTCCATTTTTATACCTTCATATTTTTGTGCAGCTTGAATACTTGAAAATTCTTGAACTATTTCAGCAGCCTTATAATCTATTGTTACTCCATTTTTTACATACCCATCTTGCCAAGTTACATGATGTGTATTAGGATTTATATATTTATTTATCTCATATGGTTGTAACTCTACATCTAATACTCCACCCCATCTAATTGAACCCGATTTAAAATAAACTTCTCTAGCTCCATCGGGATGGATAGTATTATGTGTTGTATTATCATAAGATGCTGATGGATATTTTCTATGAATAAATCTAATTTGACTATCTTGTTGTTCATTAAATTCAGCAAAAACTTCACCACCCCTTAATACATCTCTCAATCCAGCTCCTCTATCAGAACCACTAACAAAACTCCAAGAAAGAGCATTTAAATTCTGAATAACAGGATATTCAAAATACTCTCTTAATGGTGTCATCATTTCACCCTCATATGTTCTAGCAGTTCCTTCTAAACCAACTTCATTTTCTGCTTCTGATTCCCCTTCATATCTTGGAACTCTACCAGTTAAATCAATTTGAGTTTCAGCCTCTGTTCCACCAGAATAATTTGGTGTTCTACCACTTAAAATATATTGAAGTTCTTTATCTGTTACTCCTGTATATCTTCTTGATGTTCCACTTAAATCTATTTGAGTTTCAGCTTCTGTTCCACCTTCGTAGTTTGGTGTTCTACCACTTAAATTAAAAGAAGAATCTTGTGGAACTTCTCCCTCCAACGGAGTATGTATACCTGTAAAGTTAAAATGACCATCCTTGTCTATAATACCTGTTGGATTGGATACTTCACCAAACCAATTTAAATAACTATCTGGGTCTATACCACCTTCTTCTGTATGTTGTTCACCGAAGAAATTAAGATATGAGTCTGGATCTATACCACCTTCTTCTGTATGTTGTTCACCAAAGAAATTAAAGAAACTATCTTTATCAATAGCTCCCTCTTGGTTCGATACTCTACCTTTATAAGTTGCACCAAAACCATCATCTAAATCATCTCTAGCAATATAATCTTCAATATCAACTTTACCATCATAGTTATTTTCTTCTTTAACAAGTGGTTTCCATTCAATCCTACTTCTTTCTAATATGTGTGGTTCAATGGCGATACCAACAGTCTTACTAGCACGAGCTGGTAACCACTTCTGAATCATATTAAATAAAGACCTATCATAATAATCAATCAGTTTAATATATTCATAAATTAAATTACCTTGCGCCTTACCATTCGAATCTACATACTTATCAAAATAAAATCTTCTTAATTTATCCAAATCAGGATAATTTGGTCTATATCTATCCAACGGATTACCAACATAATCACCCATATCTAAACCAGCAAACTCTCTCATTATATCTATATTAACAAGATTTGTTGGTGAGAAATAAACACCAACTCTATTTGAATCTAATGGCGCACCATCTAATGAACTTCTTTCTACAGACTTTTTGGTATTTAAATTACCATGAACTAATTCACTTTCTTCTTGTCTTATTTTATCAGTAGGTCTTCTTGTTCCTATATTAGGTACAAGATATCTATTCTCACTAACTTCCCATTCATAGTGGTATTTATCACTTGCTAATGATGAAAAACCTACAGTATACCCAGGTGTATCTTGACTTGTATTTCTTGATTCATCTACCACATTTGCATTTAAATGAGTTCTACCATTACTCTCTGTATAATAACCAGCTAAACTATGATTCTTTTTCTGATTAAATGAATATCTAACTGTATTATATTCATTTGATGATGAATAGGTATTACCAGTATATGTTTTTGGTGATGCTACATGATTTAAAAATGTATCTTTAGTTAATATCTCACCATTCCAAGTTCTATATTCTTGTAAGGAACCTGTAAACATATGACCATATCTTTTACCTAACCCACCACCAATATACATTGTCATTGGTGATGTCCAACTTGCATTTCCTTTTTGTTCAGTAGCATTAGCACCACTAACAATCATACTTGTATATGAAGAATGTAAAACTTTATGAGCCTCTTCATTATATTGACCAACATATAAATTATATTTTATAGCGCTTCCACTATCATCAGATGATAATAAGCTTCCACCTTCTGTTGTTCTCTGAACTAAAGCACTCCAATACTTACCATTATAAACAGGCAATTTACTTGATGAAAGTGTATATGAAGTTCCTTCTGTTCCATATAGATTAAGTGCAACAACACCATAATCATTATCTGTTGAACCACTATTTTCAACTGTTAGTGACCAATTAGCTAAATTACTATTAGCACTTGTTCCAGACGCTTCCATTATTGTAAAACTTGATGTTGATTCTAATTTACCAACAACACCAGGTGATGATTTCATTCCACTAAACGGTAAATCAAATCTTATTTCTACCCCATCAGGATATCTATTGGTTGGTTGAAATGTTGACCAACTACTTGATATATAGTTATCACCCAACATCTGAACACCATACCCAAATTCTTCTTTATAATAATAACTTGGTTTAGTAGTATCAGCTACTGGTCCACCATATTCTCTTATATCCAATATACTTTGTGGTATACCATAACAAGATAACAATGCTTTAATACCACGAGAAGTTCCTTTTGTTTTTAAAAGATATGGTAAGTTATTTAAAATTCTATTCCATATTTCTTTTGAATAATCATCCGATGATATAACTTCCCCAACAGCAGCACCAACTCCACTATCAGCTGAACCACTTACATTAGTTCCAAGATATTCTCTCCACAACCTCCTAGCATCTGTTCCCTTTTCAACCTCAACACCAAACGACTTAGCAACATAATAAACTATATCTTTTGACATACCTTCGGTGACAGAATCATTCCTTGTCGTAGCTTTTGTAAGTTGTTTTACATATTGCCATTGAGTATCAAAATGTTGACCTATCATATGCATAAAAGTAAAAAATTCTTGATTGTTAAGATCTTCAGTAATATGTAATGGTAATGAATTATATAAAGAATCTAAATTTGTTTTATCATATAATGAAGCTGTTGCTATTTGATTATCCATCCAAACTTCACCAGTAGGTGAATCCACTGTATACAATGTAGTTGAATTTATTTTTGGATAACAAGTATCTACAGCACTTCCTGAAAATAAACCACTATCTGAAAAAGATTGTGTTCCATAATATAGATGTTTTTCATAACCATCAAAATCATTTATAAGTTTTCTTCTTCTTTCAGAATACTCTTGTTTTTCAACATAAACCATACTTGATGTATTTTCCGAACCTGTAACATTTCCTAATGTATTTATTTTAGAATCATATGATTCAAGTAAAGTCAATTTATATCTAAAGTTTTTTAATCTCTCTTCAGCTGAACTAAAGTGGATGAAGTCTTCATAGTTTTGATACTTAACATTAACTCTAGCAGAATCTAAACTTCCACTAAATAATTCATTTAATAATTTTTCTTTAGTAGTAGCTTGGGTAGATAATAAGTCATCCCAATTTTCATATAAAGTTGGTCTATCTGCATTTGGTAAGTATTTATCATCAACATCAAAATTTGGTGGTCTTAATAGGTTACCCGAATCTTCTTCTTCATTACTAAATAAATTTATATTTTCTATTACAGGAGCTAATCTTTCTCTTGATAACCAAAACTGATCTTTCTCAACAATATCTTCTGGTAATGGTTCGTATAATTTAAGAATCGCAGAGAAAGGGAAATCCGAATAAGTAATGTTATCAACCAACCAATTAGTTACAACAATATTATTATTATTACCAAATGAAATAAGATTTTTTAAATCTTTTCTATTAACTTTTCTTGAATGTCTATATTGTATTTCCCAATCAAAAGTTTTTGGTAATAATGTAGGGATATTTTTAACTGTATATGGTCTATCCATAACAAGTGTTCTTGGATTAGATTTACTACCCTTTACTTTTTGTATTTTAGCTTGATATGTAATCTCACCTGTATTTAAATTTTTAACTACTAAAGTACCACCTTGCATATATTTTTGGAACTTACCACCCTCAATAGTTATCATATTATCTTTTATAGTTCCAGTAGATTTTATAATACCTTCCTTGTAAGTATAATCATCAGTATCATTACCTTGTGTAAAATCATAAAAATCTGAAAAGAATTTTTTATCATCTTTGTGCATAAGTTTACAAATCTCTTGCCATTTTTGTAATTTATGTAAATCAGATTGTGGTGCTTTTCTAGCTTCTTTCCACTTTTGTAATCTTTGATTAAATTTAGAAAGAGATTCTTCATTAGTTTTTATTTTATCATCTATAATTTCTTTAGTTTTTAAAGAACTATATTTCTGATTTGGATATTCATCTAAATTATTTTCATATGGTATTTTTGTAAAATTATTAGTTAAAGTTTCCAATCTTACTCTACCAGTTAAATTAAATGTTTTTTGAGAATCCATCCAATGATTAATATGTTTTTTTCTCTTATCAATACGATTTTCAACCATTTGAATTTGTTCATCAAATTTACCAACAACCCTTTCTAATTTTTTAATATCAGAATCCCATTTGGTTGTTCCATCATACACTGTTCCAGCTTTTATAAATGGTTTTTCATTTGGATCTAAACTAGCCTTTGGGTGTTTTCTAACAGGTAATATTCTTATTTCTTGTCGTGTTGGTGATATCTCTTCAATATAAACTTTATTACCTAATCTATCACCTAATAATTCTGAAAAGAAATTATATACTACTTTAAACTTCCCAACTCTGTAACCATGAAATCTTAAATCGTCTCCAGGTTTTAAAACTAATTGTTGACCTTGAGTTTTTTCCCCACCCGGTGCTTTCTTTGTAGTCCATTGAATTTGGTCATAGATAGATTCAAGAAGATTGTTTTGTTTATCATATACATGCAATTCAACAAATTCATCTTGAATATCAAGTTTATCTGGTTTCCCGAACTCCGAATCCTCCAGTGTGGGTTGTGGTAGAATATCTAAATCTTCTTGATTTAATCTTTCTCCCCTAGCCTTTTGACCAGTAGTATCAATATCTTCTTGATTTTTATATTCTAATTTTTTATTTTCTTCTGCCATCTACTTCCTCAAAGTTAACATCTAATCTGTCATAATCAACAGTATAATATCCAAGTCTTTTTCCTACAGCTTGAGGGTATTTCTCTAATAATTCTTGAGCCATAACACCTCTATATTTTTTACTACTCCATATATAATTATATTCATAAACATTTATTCCACTTTTTGAGGTTCTGATATAATTAATATTTGTTTTTAATCTAACATCAGACCATCTTTTGAAAAACTTTTTAATTTTTCTTGCGGCTTTCTTAACTGCTTTCCTAACCTTTTTAGGTGGTAATACTTTATTTCTAATTTTCTTTGGTACTGTTAAAGCTTTCTTTATTCTATTTCTAACCTTTTTAGGTGGTCTTAATCTCTCAAAACCTTTAAGTTGTCTTGGATGTAAATTTTTACCACCTCTAATATTAGAAGCTAAATCATTATCTATCAGATAATGTGGACCTTTTTTACCATGATTATATCCAAGATTATATATCTTTTTCATTCTATTATCTATTTCAGATTCAGCCATACCAATACTTCTAACATGCGAATTACGTTGTCTTAACCAATTATGACTTGTTAAATCTTTTCCACTTTCACTATAATGTTCTTTTCTATATTTTGTTGTATAGTTAGTTACCCATCTTCTTCTTCCCCATCTTCTTTTTCGTCTTCTACCAGTAGCTACTTGATAAGGAACAGTTCTTGTTCTTCCAAATTTAAATCTATCTAAAGCGGCTGAATCTCTTGGGTCATCATCATTCTGACCATCTTTAAATCCTAATTGATAAAAATCATATGCTTGTTTATTATATGGAACATTTACAGTCTTACGAACATCTCTTCTCCACCTTCTTCTTCTATGATAATAATATGGAACATTAAATTGATTTCCTTGTAACTTATTCATATCATCATATGTCCATGGTTGCCAGTTCTTTCTTTCAGGTGCTAATACTATAATATCAATAGTATCTGTTGCTGAATCACCTCTATTATCTTCAACAGTACAACTAATTCTTGTTCTACCAATTGGGAAAGTATATTTTAATGATGCATCTCTAGCAAGTATTCTTGGTTTTTCACCCTTCCTACCTCTTATATCAGATTTCTGATTTACTAATCTCCAAGTATATTTTGTAATTCTACCATCGGAATCCATAGCTTTTGCTGTCATTGATACTGGATGATCTAAATGTAACCACTTAGCTCTTACTTGATAATTTTCAGGAGCTAATTTGTTATTAATATAAATCTGAATTATTGGATGAACATTTGGTGGTAATCCAGGTGGTTCATATGCATAAAATGCAATTCCTTTCCACTCATAACCTTCACCAACTTGTATAGCTGGTGCTGGTTTTCCTTTTCCATCTTTAGCAGCTGCGTTACTACCACCAGCTAATTCAGGAGTAAAGTTTGTTCCAATTTTAATTTCAGTTTTTTCCATAACTGGAATACCATCTTCACTTTCTTTCAATACACCTTCAGTTGTTCTAGCTTGTCTTGTTCTACCATCTTCAATTATTCTGAATCTATATGTTCCAGAAGCTTTGTTATAAAAATAATGAACAGGTAAAGCTTTACCTTGTTCTACAACTACTTCTTCTACAGCACCAGTTTGATTATTTGTCAAAGTAATTTCTTCCCTAAATGTAGGATGTGGTGATGGTAATTCATCTGATAAAGCATAGAACTCTGTTCCTAAATCATTCCAATCTTTTGAATCAATTTGAGTATTATCTTCAGGAGCTTTTTTATCAACAGCTAAATAATGTATACCAGCAGCTTCATTAGCTCTCGATGGGCTACCTCTATCAACATTACCTTGTAATGTTCTACCAGCCGCTTCATAGTAATCTGGTTTAATAGGACCCGATGTAAATTTATGAACAGGTACTGCCATAGTAGCTTTCATATGAGATGCTTGTAATGGGTCATATGCACCAAATGCTACAGTATTATATTTCCAATTACCAGGAGCGGCTAATGAAATTTGACTAGCATCACAATCTAAAAACTTATCCGATAAATTATATTTAACTGTCTTATATCCAATTACAAGCTTTGGTCGTTTTTTAAACCACCTAATACTTCCTATATTTTGAAACGCGTATATAGGAACTTTCTTTGTTACTACCTCATCAGGTGCATCTAAATATTTTTGACCAATTCTAAATTGAGCATCACCTTTACTTTCAGACTGCATCCATCTTATTGGTATTCTAATATCCTTATCTACCCACTCTTTTGGAACTTCAAAGGTATCTGATGCCTTACCCATACCACCATTCTGATCTCTATCACCCCAACCAGTATTTAAAATTCTTCTCCATTGACCACCCGGTTCACATATATCTATAAATCCTGAATTATCAACTTTCATACTTAATTGTACTTTACCATGTCTTAATGGTTTCCAATATCCTTCCCATAAAGTAGTGAACAGATGGTCAGTAGCACCCTGAGCAGGTGAACCCTTACCCCAATTCATTCTTAATTTTCCATCTGATTCCTCTGCGTTTTCAAAATCAACAGCAGTAGGTCCTTTACCTTCTCTTTTAAAATCATTTTGTATTTGATGGTATTCAACTGTTTCAAGTCTATTAGTTTCAATGTATTCCTTAAACATTTGAAATTTAGCATATCCATCACCAGCGTCTTGGTCGTAATTCCATTCTTGATTTACTGAATAAAAATAATCATCAGATATAGGATTATAAAATTCAAATACAGGAATAACATCAGGAGCTATAATATCTTCGGGCGCTCTACACCCTCTTGGATCTTTATGTATAGCAGCTAATGAAGCTGAATGTTGGGATGTTATAGTAAATTTATCTTGAGCACCCTCTAAAGCTTCTGAAACTTTTTTAATAGTCTGTGCTTGGTCTTGTGATAATAAATGTGTTTCATCTAAACTACCAGTTAAGAATCCATTCAATGCAAAGAATTGTAGAACTCTTGTTACTAACTCCTCACTTCGTGTTGTAATTTCTTGTAACTTTAAAGTTTTTTGTTCTATATCAAATTCTTGTTCACCTATAACTAAATCTTTTTCTTCTAATTCAGTTCCTGATATCTCTACTGATTCATTTACAGGATAATTAATAGTAAAATCTCTCCACAAAAACCCTGTATCTAATTGGTGGTCTGTAAATGGAACATCTACTTTAACTTCAGTAGGACTGATTATTTCTGTTACAGTTCCAGAATAAGCTGGTGCTGATCTTCCATGCTCTACATATTGTCTATTAATAGCATCTTTAAGTTCATACATCAATTCATTAACAGTAACAGGTTGAGTTTCTTCTTGTTTAATCCCCAACTTTTCATTTCGTTTAGCTACAGCTTCTTCTAATTTTTGGTCTTGTGCATCTTTAGCTTGTTCTGACTTCTCTTTTATTAAAGCAACTTGAACTCTTCTTTTATTTCTATACTCTAAAGCTTTCTTCTTTTGTTGTGCAGTAAGTTTCTTTCCTGGTTTAAACTTTATAGATTTTTTAGGTCTCTTTATAGTTCTTTTTTTACCAGTTAATCTTTTAACTTTACGGGTTCTTTTGGCTAGAATTTCCTTCTTAGTAAGAGGTTTCTTCCTACTTGATTTTCTTCTTGTATTTTTTTGTTTTGCTTTAAGAAGTCTTCTTAATTTGGATTGTCTACTTAAACGTTTCTTTCCTTTAAGATTACGTCTTTTCTTCTTTCTCTTTAATCGTCTTCTTAATCTACTAAATAAACCCATTAGTTTCCTCTTCTTTTTGAAGTTTGTCTATTTGAATTTGTTGTTTTACCTTTTCTATTTCTAACTCTCATTCTAGCATTTGTATATCTAGCACCCTTCTTCCTTCTAGCTCTAAATCCTTTTAATCTTCTTTTTCTTTTTTCAGAAGCTTTATCTGCTGTAGTTTTCTTTGGTTTCTTATCCAAATCTTCTTTCATTTTTTCTTCTTTTTTCTCTTGAGTATCACCCTGTTCAAGATTAGGATATAATTCTTTTAATACCTCTTCTAACTTTTTATCAAGATCATCTTGCTCTTTCTTTCTAATTTGACCTGTTTCATATTTAGCACTTAATGACCTTTTTAAAGTTGCTGTAAATTTATTTACATCAATTTCACCCAATTCCAATGTAGCCATTTTAGTTATAATTGTTTTAATAATATCATTTATTGTTAAAACAGGATTTTCATTTTTAGATAACCCATATAAATCTATTTGATGACCTTCCATAGATGGTAAAAATACAGCATCTCTTAACTCAACAACATTATTACTTTTAAGTCTACCCTCTCCCTGCATACCAGCAACATCACCATCATATCTTAATGGAACTTTTGGTATTGGTAAGTAAGATTTACTTTGTTTAACTAAATAAACATGGGATTCTTGTGCTTCCATTTCATTCTCATCCCATATTAAATCTCTTAACTCTTCATACTCAATAAAGAAATTTCTAATCCTTTCTGATAAAGATATACCCTCATCTTCCTCTTCCGACATTGGTAATAATTCTTCTACTACATTATCAAGTAAAGAATCTACTTCACCAGAATCATGTACTGGTGTTTTAGTTTTTACAGTAATAAATTGTGAAGATTCTTGAACATTACCACCATTCACATCTTCGAATAAAACAAGATTTCCTGCGGCATCTCTTACATTTGGTTCTATCTGACCCAAACTAGCTGATACTTGAAGTTCTGATTGTTTTTGTCTTGCTTCTTTCTCTTGAAGTTCAGTTACATCATTTTTACCAGGTTGTTCGTTGGCTAACTCTTTTTGTTTTTCTGGACTTATTGGCATTTAATTACCTCACAACTTTAAAACTAAAATCATTATCAAAATATTTTGTTGTATTAGTATAAACAACTTTATATACTATTTTATAAAATCTCTCTGGTTGGAAACTATCCATCCATAAATCAAAATAATTACCATCGGCTTCAGTAAAACTAACTTTAGTATAATCATCAAATGGTATTAATACTTCATCTGTATGAGCATCTCTGATAGAATAATATGTATTTACTGGTAAGTATTTTATCGTTTGATATTCAGATGATGTAGCAAATGTTCTTTCAGGATATCTATCTCTACCACATACTTTAAATCTAGCTTTTCCTTTTTCATTATATGTTTCTTTTAATCCTTTCATATAAAGAACAATATCATTATCAGCATTTAAAGGTGGTGTAGTAACTGGATTATGTGTTGAATCATCCCACATTATATCTAATCTTGGAGCGTATACTGTGTTAGTATCTTTAGAGAAGAATTTCATTTTACCATAATTCTTTATATCACCCTCTTCTGAATTACTCCTTCTAATCATCATACCATCATTAACTCTTGTTCCACTAACCCAAGTATTAACCATATTAGTAACATCCATTCTTAAATCATTTGTTCCATATTCAAAAGATTGACTAGCAACATTATCACTATAAGTTGTTCCACCAGAAGAACTCCAATCATTACTACCACTCACATCTCTCCACTTCCAAGTTACACCATCGGTTGTATTTGGATAATCATCTAATTTACCAACACCCATCTCCCAACTTTGAGAAACAGCATAACAATATAAAGTATTAGTTAAAGGAATCTCTTCCGAACCAGCGTCATACATATTTAAATAATACACTTCATTTGAATGAGTTGCCCAAGTTGATACATCAAAATGGATAAGTATTCTTGACCAATTATCTTCTAAATAATCTGGTTGGATTCTTTTATCTATTTCTAATATTTCATCCAACCCAGTGTTCTTATCTAATTTATCAGTACCACTTCCACTGTATATTGTAGCGTCTTTACTTGGATATATAAAATAATGCACTTTCTATTCTCCCTTTTATTAAACCGACATACCTTCTATGTCTTTTTCAAAATATTTTAATTCAAAGATACAAGGATCAGCTGATGGATATATTATTTCATTTCTTGTAGCTTCTGTTATATCATAAACATTACCAGAGTATCCTTGTGTTTTATCCCATTTATTAACAACATTAACTTCAATTACATTCTGAACTCCATCGACCAATGACATTTCATAAATTAAATCAGCTTTTACAATTGGTTGATTTATTTGCCATTTATCTATATCAAAGAAATCTTTTATCTTATCTATACATTTTAAAATAACTTCTCTTTTATTATAATTTTTTAATACCGATATCTGAAAGTTTATTCCTATATTAACTATATAAGCATCTCTCATATTAATAGCATCGGTTAACATTCTATACTGACTTAAATAGTTTTCTAAATTTTGTTTAACTGCAGAATTTAGTTTGATTAATTTTTTATTTGAATCATATCCCAAAGTATAAAAGTTTAAAGCTAATGGATTTGGTATATGAGCTTTACCAGCAGAAGCTGGTCCTATGAACCCAGCATTAACAACCGCACCAGTTCCGAATGTTCCATTAGATTCGTTTGAAGATGCTGTTCCACCCTCTCCTCCTGTTGTTACAGATTTACCAGTACTGTTAGATGTTACAACAACACCATCGGCTTGATTTGTTTGGTCATCTTGAACAATATAAACTTTAGCTACATTACCATATTTAGATGGTAACGAATAAACTCTTGTTATATAATCTTCTTTAGTTACTGCTCTATTTTGTGTAGAAAAATGAGCCATAGCATTCATTCTAATTTCTTCATTCGATTCAATACCCCTACCGCCTGTTGCTGGTTCAGTATTTGTTACAGCAAGTGATTGTTTTATTTTTTTGACAGTATTAACATCTAAAGATTCTTCATCAGCATAATTCCACACAACTGTATTAACAGTTTTTATATCTCCTTGAGGAACATTTGAATCTATACCACCACCAACTAAATAACGAACAACTAATGAAGTATTAGTTGGAACTGATCCATATGTTCTTGTATATAAAAAGTTTGATGGATCATATGAGTGGTCTATCTTTGATGGTGTTCCAGGTAAAAACGAACCAATGTTTGTTGGATTTGGAATAATCTCTTCATCAGGATTGTCTGATATACCAGAACCAAATCTCAATTCCATTTTGTTTAAACTATTTATTCTTGTTATAAATCTTCTTGCTGTTTTTCTAAGTCTTAATAAAAATGGAGCGTCTTGACTAAATTGAGCTAATTCAGAATCATTAGCAGATGTATTGGCTGTATCAACAAACATTGTATCTTGAGCAAGATATGGTGTTTCATACCAACTCTGACCATCCGAATCTTTACAATCTAATATCTCTATAACATTTGCATCTGGTAATTCAAATGTTACAAATTTAGATGGTGCGTTAAAGGTTTGAGTAAAAGTTTTAACTGTTCCTGCTTGAGCCATAACACTTTTTTTAATCAACCATCTCATTGGATTGTTATCACCATCTGTTTCATATACAGATACAGTACCACCACTTCTAAAATCTACTGCTTCCGATGTTCTGAAATTTGTACCTGTTGATGATGAACCAAGTTCCATACCAGCTTCAATTATAGGAGCGTATGTATAATCTGGTTTTGGATTTAATGAATCTGTTAAGTCTGATGGTATTACAACATAAACATCTAAATTTACAATTGATGGTGTAGATAATTTTGGTGTATACCCAAGTGTTTGTGCTAATCTAAGTATATTTTGTTGTTCTTCCGCGTAACCTAATAATGATTCTTTAAATTGATTATCTATATAATAAGACAACACATCACCGACATATGATGCCATCTCAATAAACATCATACCAGGAGATGTTTCATTAAAGTCATTATATGAATTTGGAAAATAAACTTTAGCAAAATCAATTAGATTATTTCTAAATTGTTTAAAATCTTTATTTAAATATTTAACTTCTTTTTTGACATCTTGCTTTGGCATTATTATTCTCCCGAACCTTCAACTGTAAATGTTAATTCATCAAATCTATTTGGATCACCCACTATCGAAAAGACCATTGTTATTTTAAATATGTTTCTGTCTTTCTCAACATTTGATGATGTAAAATCCAATGATTCTATTTTTATATAAGGTAACCATTCTTCCATAGCTTCATTAATAGCTAATTCAGCTTGTTCCTCTATTTCACCACCATCAACCATAGGTTCAAATAAAGTTCTAAATAAATCAGATCCAAATGTTGGTTGCATTGGTCGTTCACCTTTCATAGTTAGTAAAAGATTTTTTATATTTGATGAAGCTTGTTGTAATGTTGTTTTAGATAAATTATACCCACCAAGTTGATCCCCGTCAAATGGTAAGGTTACACCAACCGATATATCATCATTTAAATCTGGATTTTCTGGCATTTTTTATCTCCTATGTTATCTTTCCTTTAGCACCAGGATAAGCCCCCTTACCAAATGGACCTTTTGTTGACATCGGCGCTGGGTTACCAGGTGATATCGTTGCTCCAGGTGTTGGCGTTGCATATGGTGGTGCGTATTCTAATGTATTTGTTCCTACATTCATTTTATAATTCTTCATATTATGTTCACCTACCACATCTGCCTTCCTTATATAATTATCAATCGCTTTAGAAATCTCCTTACCTAAAAATTCATGAGGGTCATCTGATTTCTTAAAAGCCTTTTTTTTACCCTTTGATTCCATCTTGTCTAAAGCTTTTTTAATATCTTTAGCTAATTTCATTTTATTCAATGGCATCTAAACTACCTTACCTTTCCCAGTTCCTTTTGTTGACATTGGAACAGGATTTCCAGGTGCGATAGTTGAACCCAATGGTGTAGCTATACCAGGCATAATTTTTACATTTGGTGTATCAGTATCTACTTTCACATCACCACCTCTGATATATTCATCGATAGAATCAGCGATTCTTTTTGCGATTTCCCAATGCATATCTGCTTTATCATTTTTCTTAACAATCTTATGTCCTTCATCAAAAGCCTTCTTTATACCTTTAGCTAATTTTTGTTTATTGAGTGCCATTTTACTTTAACGGTCCTCCACCTTTTTTCTTATCTATCGCTTTCATCACATCACGATAATCTCTTGTCAATGCATTAGCAACATCATCTGGAACTTGGTCTGCGGTTCTACCCATAGCTGCGGCTGTCTGAACTAAATTAGCTTCCCTACCTTGTGGTGTTCCATTTGTATTTTGAAATGCATTATCAATACCCATCAATTGTGAAAATCTTCCTCTTAAATCTCCTGATTGAGCAACACTACTATCCACAGAAATAGTTTTATCATCTTCTTCTAAACCTGCTCCACCACCACCATTAAATCCAACTGTTTGATTTAAAATTTCATTTAGTTGTGGATTAGAAGTATACTGAACTTCATTAGTGTTTTGTCGAACAACCTTTTTCTTTGGTTTAACCATTTTTGATAAAGAAGGTTTTTTCTCTTCTTTACCTAACATAATTTCAGTTAGTTCTTCTCTGATAGCTTTTCTTACTTCAGATTTTATTGTTGTTCTTATTATTTTCTTTAACTCATTTAGTTTCATTTGAAACCTCCTATTTATATTGTTGTTACTCTATCGCTTAACATCTTACTTAATTTTGCTTTAACCTTTTCTAAAAAAGCTGGGTTGGTTAGTGTTACTGGATAAGGACCAGCTACACAAGCTGCAGGTGTTAGACTTTGTTTAACAGCATCTATTAACTCTTTTAATAACTTATGTAATGTTTCACCCTTAACTATAAGTTCACCCTTTTTATCTCCAAAATTTATATTCTTCTTTGCATCTATATTAACTTTATCTTTAGAAAAAATAGAAAACTTCTTATCCGATTTTATTTGGAAGGTATCCATATTCTGTATTTTAATTTTCTTTGATACATCTAATCCCCAATCTCTACCACTATTCAGATACATATCTTGTTTAGAAAAACATAATAATTGTTTTTTCTTTGTATTAAGAATTATTCTATCCGAATTAACAACTATCTGTTGACCATTATACTTACTTGGTTTTTTAACAGATGTATATGGTTTCATTTTTTCTTTAGCTGTTGCTATTGATAATGGAACTTCTTCTTTTGTTGTTAACCATATAGAACTAGCATCTTTATTTATATCCTCCTCTATTGGTTTTCCTAACCCAACAAACTTACCAGTAGCCTTTTTCATAGCTGATTCATCAAACAAAGGACCAGATCTTATAATAATATGAGGTGATTTATATGGGTCTGTGCCAGCATCACTCTGATATCCTTTTTGTGTTTTTAATCTAGCTCTATTACCAAATCTTATTGATTGACCAAATCTACCATTAAACATTGTGTGCCCTTCATGAGCTGCTAGTGGAGCGATTTGAGTGTTACCTTTAAATAAATCTCCCATAGCAAATGGTGACATAGTATTCTTTATAGCACCAGCAGCTGCGCTAGCAGCATAACCAGCAGCTTTAGCTACTACCCCATAACCATTATCTAATTTATTACCAGTTGTAAAATGAAACATAGCATTATTATTTATACTACCTAATAGATTTATTTTATGTGTCCAATAAAACTTACCCATATATTTAACTGCTACTACATATTCACCCACCAACGGATATTCTTTTATATTTGTTTCTACACACCTATACCAATTTAATTGAGCTTTTGGTAAAGCAAATTCACTATCAAGTAATCTAATTTTACAAGAACCTATATCTGACATTTTCATAAAATCTGGATGACTTGAGTTTAAGATTACATCAACAACCTCTCCAGCTTCGTGTTGAAAAAATTTAGCTTTTGGTTCATCAAGAACAGCCCTCTTCATTCCTGTTTTAAAATTACCAACAGGTTTAGTATCAGAAGTATTTCTTTGACTTGGTGGTTTAGTATATTTTTCAAATGCCATTATGAACTTGCCCTCTTTGATTTATTTTTTACTTTTTTAACATCAGATTGAATGTCATCATTTCTTTTGTTTAAATCTACAACTACATCATCTAAACTTTTTAATAATTGTTCCTTTTCACTCTCCGATAATAGTGAATCCTTTTCTTGAGTTTTACCTTCTACAGCAAGTAACCTTTGAACTAAGGTAGCTACCTTAATTAATTGTTCATCATTCTTAACTGCTACCTCAAGATATTGAGATATAAGTGGAACTATCTGAACAACATCATTTGCTGTTTGGATATAGCTTGTTAATTCAGATATGAGTAAATCTATCTGAACTTTCTTATCAGATGAATTTTTGTGGATTTCCTCTAATAAATCAGAGAACTTTTTACCACCAAATATTTCTGGATCATTCTTCATACAATACTCCCTAATTAGATACTTTCATTCATATATAAATATCCAGAAAGTAAAAAAGGGATTTAATTTAATAAATCCCTTTCTTTTATAATGATATTTTGTGATGAATTATAACTTAATTGTTCCAGTATTTTCATATTCTTGAACTAAATTTCTATAATGTTTCTTTAAAACATTAATAACTTTAGTAATATGTTGGGTACTATATCCAGTCATTTCCCTAACTAAAACATATAAAGCTTTCTTATTAAAGTTTTCTATCATCTCTCTTCTTCTGAATAATTCAACAACCGAATCAGCAATCATTATATCTCTTCTCTTTTTAAATAAGGATGGTATTTTATTTTCAAAATACCTAACCATATATACCACAAATTCATCATAATTCTCTTGATCATCATGTGGTTGTAAATAATATGATTGTGCTGCCCCAGAGGCAATATTTAAATTTCTCGGTGTTTGACCTTGTGGTGTATCACTTTCAGGAATCTTAACATGTGTTTTATATCTTTTATAATTACCATTATTATTTAATATCAACCAATTTTTAGCTACTATACTAAAGTATGAAAAAGCCCTTCCTTTATCAGGTTGATATTTATGCATATTCAAAACTAAAAAAGATACAACCTCTTGTTGAACTTGATCTGATGGAACATCAAAATAATAAAACTTAAATGTATGAATTAAATTTTCACACAACTTCATAAAAGCTGCATGTATCTCTTCTTTATATATCTTATTTCTTTCGTCAGCTTGTTCTATTTGATCTAATGAATTATATCTAATAATAGATTCTTGAACTGGCGTTCCAAAGTATACTTTACTCTTTTTCTTTCTCTTCTTCACAACTTTAGGTGGTTTCAAGCTATCCTTCTTCTCTATTGATTGTGTTGTCTGATTCATTCATCTCTCCTGTTTCTGTTTGTCCTATTAAGTTACTTACTTCCTTCTGTAATTCTTTGATATATGTAAAGAAAAATCCGACTTCATCATCACTCTCGAATGTTCCTCTATTATCAATTTGTTTTAATTTAGCTGATACACCTTCTATCCTTTCAGCAAATACATTTATATATGATTCATAAAATTCTTTATCATCTTCTAATCCCTCTACCTTCCTAGTTAAATTAAAAATAACAAATACAAATACGATACATATGAATCCTAATATAATTTCTAATATCACGATAAATTCTCCAAGTCATATCTTGTGCTACACTTTACACAAAAGAAACATTGAACTGGAATAACACTTGTTTGACCATTTGGTGATACAAGAGCAGATAATTTTTTTAATTCTACACCTTGAGTAAATACCTCACCACCACATTCCATTTCAATTCCTTTTTCTAAATCAATGTGTTTATTATTACACTTTATCGGTGTAGCCTTA